GAAGATGTATCAGATGACTTTGAAGAAGATTTTGAAGAAGATGAAGAAGATATTGACGAAGAAGACGATAAACTGTAAAAGGACTTATGGCTAAGGATATTAAATTATATAAAGGTAATTCAGAGATAGTTATTAATGAATCTAATCTTGAACATTTTTTAACTTTAGGCTATAAGCAAGAAAAAGAAACTAAACAAACTAAATCTAACAAGGATAAAAAATGGCAACACATCACGGAAAAGAAGGAGTTGTAACAGCTGATGGAACTGCTGTTGGGGAACTAACATCATTCACATTAGAAACAACAGGAGATGTAGTAGAAGATACAGCTTTAACAGATGCAACTAAATCATTTGTTGCTGGTAGAACTTCATTCTCTGGAACACTAGAAATGCACTTTGACGAAACAGATACACCACAAACAACTTTATTAGCTGGTTCTTCAATAGCTTTTATTTTATTACCTGAGGGTAATGCAAGTGGCGACAGAAGTTTTGCTGGTTCAGGAATTGTTACAGGAATGTCTGTAAATAACTCAATGGATGCAATCGTTTCAAGAACTGTTACTTTTCAAGGAACAGGTGCTTTAACTATAGGTACTGTATAATCCTAATTTATGTCAGTTATTGATAGAGTTAAATCTCATTTTGAAACTCTTAAAACTATCACTATTGAAGTTGAGGAGTGGAAAGACGAGCATGGTAATCCGAGTGTATTCTATTCAGAGCCATTAACCCTTGAAGAAAAAAACATAATCTTTAAGAAGTCTAATAATTTCCAAGATTTAACTGTTCTTGTTGATTTGCTTATAATGAAGTTGCAAGTCAAAAATGAAAAAGGCGAAATGATAAAAGCCTTTAGCCCAGAAGATAAATTTGCATTAAGAAAAAAAGCTGATTCAAATATTATATCCGAAGTAGCCAATAAAATTCTTTTAGATACCTCATTCGAGGAAGCCGAAAAAAAGTAGATAGCGACCCTGAAATAAGGTCGCTTTTAATTGTTGCAGACAGACTACATATAACAATACAACAAGTTCTTGATATGCCTGTTAGTCATTATCATTTGTGGTTAGCATACTTGAAAAAGGAAGAAGAACAGTATAAAACAAAACAATCACTAGCAGAAGCAAGGAAATTTAAGTAATGGCAAATCAAAGATTAAATATAGACATTGTAGCAAAGGATAAGTCTAAACAGGCTCTTAATAATGTTCAAACTAGCTTAGAAAGAGTTAAAAGATCAGTATTTAATTTAAGAAATGCTTTTATAGGTTTGGGTGCTGGTCTTGTTATTAAAGGTTTTGTTAATGCTGGTATTCAAATAGAAAATCTTGAAGTTCAATTAAATGCTTTATTTGGTTCAGCTAAAGAGGGTAAAAAAGCATTAAAAGAAGTAACTGATTTTGCTTCTGGTACTCCTTTTGAACTTAAAAATATTCAACAAGGTATTACTGCACTTGCTACTGTTAGAAAAACAGCAGAAGAATCTGGTGTATCATTTGAAGAACTTTTAAAAATTACAGGTAATACAGCAACCATTCTTGGTGGAGATTTTGCTTTAGCTTCATTACAAATTCAAAGATCATTTAGTGCTGGAATATCATCTGCTGAACTCTTTAGAGAAAGAGGTGTTAAAGCTATGGCTGGATTTAAAGAGGGTGTTAGAGTTAATACAAAAGAATCAATACAAGGATTAAAAAGAGCATTTGGTACAGGTGGAGAATTTGGAAACCTAATTGATGATTTATCAAGAACATTATTTGGAACAATATCTAACTTAAAAGATGCTTTTTTTATTTTCCAAGTAGAAGTAGCACAAGGTTTTTTTGGTGCATTAAAAGATAATCTTGGAGATTTGAAAAAAACTGTTGAACTTAATAGAAAAGAAATAGCAGAATTTGGTTCTATGATTGGTGCTGGTCTAAGTTCAGCAATACAAGTTACAGCAAGTACATTAAAGTTTCTTAAAGATAACTTAGAATTAATTATTACTTCATTAAAAATTTTAATTGCATTTAAACTTATTAAGTTCTTTTATAATCTTGCTACTGCTATAGGTGTTGCAACAGTTGCTATGAGAAGATTTAATATGGCAACAAAAGCTAATATTATTATTGGTGGTGCATCTTTATTACTTTCACAGTTAGATAAGATAGTTGCAAAATTAAGAGAGATTGGTTTATTAGAAAATGAAAGAAAATTTCCTAAAATTCCTGGTGGTAAAGTACATGAGGGAATGACAATTACAAAAAAAATACCTGAATCAACTTTCATGGATAAATTAATTTTACAAGGTCAAATATTTAAACAAGTAATAACAGATGCTAATGAAACAGCGTTGGAAGAAATGAGAAATAAATTTTTTGATATTGGAGAAATAATAGCTAGAAGTATGAATGAGGGTCTTAAAAAAGTATCAAAATCAATAGCTGAATCTATTATATTAGGAAAAGATTTAGCTGAAACATTTAAAAAAATGATACAACAAGTATTAGTAAATTTATTAGCACACTTTATTGAACTTACTGCAAGAATGTTAATTGATATTGCTTTACAAAAAAGAAAATTAAATGAAATGAAAAATCAAGAATCATCATTAAAAAGACAAATTGCACTTCAAGCTGTTCTTATGGCTATGGGTGGTGGTGGCGGTGGCTTACCATTCTTTGCAAAAGGTGGTGCTGTATCAAAAGGACAACCAATCGTAGTAGGAGAAAATGGGCCAGAAATGTTTATTCCTAATTCAACAGGACAAATAACACAATCTGCTAGAGGTACAGGTGGTGGAGAAACAAATATTAATTTTTCAATCAACGCAACAGATGTTAGAGGTGTAAAAGAATTATTAATTGATAACAGAGCAACAATCGTTAATGTAATTAATTCTGCATTAAATGAAAAAGGTAAAGAGGCAATAGTATAATGAGTGGACAGTTTCCAACTTCTCCAGCACCTAAAGACGCTAGTATTGGTTCAGTACAAAATACTATCGTAAGTGTAACAACATCTGGTAGAGTTCAAACTAGACAAATTGATGGTCAAAAATTTAGTATTACTTTGGATTACCCACCAATGAGCAGATCAAACTTTGCACCTATTAAAGCATTTATTATGAAACAACGAGCAAGATTAAATACATTTACTGTTATTCCACCTGTTGTATCAAATGCTCAAGGTGTTGGCACAGGAACTATAAGTGTTAATGGTGCTATATCTTCTGGTGCAACTACTTGTGCTATTGATGGTATGGCCACAAGCACAAATGATATTTTAAAAGCTGGAGATTATTTTAGATTTACAGGACAAGATAAAGTTTATATGGCAGTTGAAGATTTAGATTCAGATGGTTCTGGAGAGGGAACACTTACTTTTGAACCACCTTTAAGATCAGATGTAGCAGATGATGTAGCTTTAATTTATGATAATGTAGATTTTACTGTAAGACTTTCTAATGATATACAAGAATATTCTATTGTAACTAACGATCTTTACAAGTATCAGATAGATTTAATAGAAAATTTATAATGAAAAAATACAAAATTACCCATAAGGTAACTGCTGATTTTATTGCTGAAATTATCGTAAATGAAGATCAAATAGATGCTAGTATTAACGATCTCAAAGAATATAAGAAACCTAATAGCAAATTCGACTTTACTATGTTAAAAGGTACAGAAAGTGTAACCCAAACAACTTACGAAGAACATGACGAGAACATTAACAACAGCAGTAAAGAATGAACTTGAAACAGATAGCTTACAGCCTGTTACCCTTGTTTATATTAATGTAGGTTCAGGTTTTAGATTTACAGATCATTATAAAAATATTACTTACGATACAAATACTTACTCAGCTTCTTCATTATTTACTAAAATATCTAGTGTTACAGAATCATCAGAAATAGAAGTTAGCAATATGACTATATCATTTTCTGGTGCAGATCAGACAATTATCTCTTTATTTTTAAGCAATAACTATATGGAGAAAGAAGCAGAAGTTTATAAAGCATTTTTAAATACAAGTGAGGGTGTAATAGCTGACCCATTTTTATTATTTAAAGGTAGGATTGAATCTTTTAGTATTGATGAAAGTATTAACCAATCTAATGCTAATATTGTAGTTGCTTCTCATTGGTCAGACTTTAGTAAGATTGAGGGTAGAAAAACAAACACAGGTTCACAACAATTACATTTTTCAGGAGATTTAGGTTTTGAATTTGCTTCACAAACTACTTTAGATATTAAATGGGGTAAAGCATAATGCAAGATGTTATAAATCTATTTAATAAATTTGATCGTTATAAAGGAAAACAGCTTAATAATTATTTAGAACCATCAATTAAACTTAAGCAATATAAAAAGTTTTATGACAACAATGAATTAGTAGGATTTGTTAATTGGGCTTACATACATGATATTGTTGAAAAAAGATTTAAACAAACAGGTAAGATTAAATCATCAGAATGGAACTCAGGTAATAATTTATGGTTAATAGAAATTGTATCTGTAAAAAATACCTTTAAAATGATGAGGTGGGTTTATAATTATTTTAGAAAACAATTAAAAGTAGATCATTCTATAAATTGGCTAAGAGTAGATAGTGATATTTATAGAGTAGGTCAAAAGTTTAAAAGGAGTTATCACTAATGGGTGGTGTAGTTGATGCAGTAGTTAATGTTGTACAAAAATTTATTGGGTGGTTATTACCTATACCTGATATTCCTGATTTTGATACACCAGAAGAAGAACGAGGTGTATTAATTAACAAACAATCTAATAATGCACAAATTCCTATAGTATATGGAAGAAGACAAGTAGGGATTACTAGAGTTTTTGTAGAATCATCAGGAACAGATAATCAGTATTTATACATGGCTGGAGTAGTTTGTGAGGGAGAGATAGAGGAAATAGAACAAATATTTATAGATGATAAAAGAGTTATTTTTGATGGCGACTTAGATCATGGAGTAGCAAGAGAAGTTTCGGGTGGAGATGGTAATTTTTATAAAGATGGTTCTCTCATTCAAATACAAGCATTTAATGGAACTGACGATCAAGTAGCTTCATCAATATTAACTAACTCTACTAATTGGACATCTAATCACAGATTAAGAGGTGTTTGTTATTTAGCTTTTAGATTTAAATGGAATCAAGATGCTTTTAGTTCTATTCCACAAGTTAAAGTAGTTTTAAAAGGGAAAAAAGTTTATGACCCTAGAGATACAACAACTAAATGGACACCAAACTCTGCATTGGTATTATTAGATTATTTAAGAAACACAAGATATGGAAAAGGGCTACCAGATAGTGCTTTTGAAACAAACTTTGCTTCTTTTCAAACTTCTGCAACTGAATCAGATATATTAATTCAACCAAGAACAACAAGTGTATCTTCACAGTCTGGTTTATTTAATGAATTATATAGAGGATACTATAGTGATTATCCAAGTTTCTTTTTAAATAGATCACCTATATCATCAGGTACAGTTTCATCTATAAGTTCACTTTCTACTGAACCTTATCATTGTAGAAGATATTATGGATATTTCACAGCACCTAGTTCAGCTAGTTTTGATTTTCAAACTTCTTCAGATGATTCATCTGTTGTTTATATTGGAGATGCTAGTCAAACTGTAGATAATTTATTTAAAGAAGTAGAAAATAATAGAAATGCAAAATTAGTTGTAAATAATAGAGGTTGGCATGGAAATCAAACTAGATCAGGAAGTAAAACTTTAGTAAGTGGCTCTGTATATCCTATAATTATTTATTATGGTAATGCACCATCAAACAGTAATTTAACTTTTGAATGGAGAGTAAGTGGTGGTTCGTACAGTACAAGTTTATCTTCTAATTTTACAAATGGAGTAGATGTTACAGATTTTATTCCTAAAATTATTAAATTTGAATCTAATGCTGTTATAGATACCAGCCAAAAAGTATTAGATAATGTAAAAAAACTTTTAAATCCAATGAGATCATTATTTACTTATAGTGATGGAGTTTATAAACTTAAAATCGAGGGTACAGGGTCAGCAATCAAAACAATAACCTCAGATCATGTTATAGGTGGTGCTAAAGTAT